AAAATATGAGTTCAGACCAAAAGTTTAGTACACTAACAGCAGATGGTAATTTTAAAACTATCACAGGCGGTTCTACTAATATTGGGCCTTGTAGAGTTACATACATACAAGCTCACGGTGGAAGTGATTGTTTAGTTAAATTACATGATGGAACAGGAACAGGTGGTTCTTTACAATTCCAAGCTAAATTTAGTAGCGAAGGTTTAGATATTTATGTGCCAGGAAATGGTATTAGATTTGAAACAGGAGTATATTTAGATTTAACTACTACAGATTCTGTTACTATTGGCTACACTGGCTAGGAGATTAAATGGCTAATACTACTTCGGGAACAACAACGTTCGATAAAACTTTTTCTATTGATGAAATAATAGAAGAGGCATTTGAGCGTATTGGATTAAATTCAGTAGCTGGTTATCAAATAAAATCAGCTAGAAGATCTCTTAATATTTTATTTCAAGAATGGGGTAATAGAGGTATTCATTATTGGGAAGTAGGAGAAACTAATTTAGATTTAATAGAGGGACAATCAGACTATGATTTTTTTAGATCAAGTGATGATGGAACGTCAGCGACAACTACAAGTCCTGCAAGCGTGTTTGGTATATCCGATGTCCTTGAGGCACAGTTAAGATCTAATAGAACACAGACAACACAATCTGATAGTCCGATGACAAAAGTAGATAGATCTACATATGCAGGATTCTCAAACAAATTATCTAAAGGCACACCTAATCAATATTGGGTAGAGAGATTTATTGATAAAGTTAGAATACATATTTATCCAACACCAGATTCTACTAATGCATCTAAAGACATGCATTTTTATTTTATAAAAAGAATACAAGACGTGGGAGATTATACAAATGCAACTGATGTACCATTTAGATTTGTGCCTTGCATGGTATCAGGACTTGCATATTATCTATCACAAAAATATCAACCACAACTCATACAGGCTACAAAACTAGCTTACGAGGATGAGTTTGCAAGAGCACTAGCGGAGGACGGGTCAGCTTCAAGCACACATATTACGCCTAAAGCATATTACCCAGGAACATAATGGCAAAATACGCAACAGGTAAATACGCAAGAGCAATATCAGATAGATCTGGTATGGAATTTCCATACAAAGAGATGGTTAGAGAATGGAATGGATCTTTTGTGCATGTATCTGAGTTTGAACCAAAGCAACCACAATTAGAACCAAAACCTATGAATGGTGATTCAATATCTTTAAGACACGTAAGACCTGATAGAATAGAAACAGCTGTACCTAATCTTTTACCTTCAAATCCGTTTAGTATTACTAACGGATCAACAACAGTTACAGTTACTGAACCAAATCATGGTAGATCCACTAGTGATACTGTTAGATTTAGAGATGCTTCAAATGTAGCAAATTTACCAGCAGCAACAATTAATGTAGCTGGGGGGTATACAATTACTAAAGTTAATGATAATAAATATACTTTCAACTCTGGAGTTACGGCTTCAGTAACATTAGAAGGAGGAGGTGACATAGCTTCAGCAGGGCCAGTCACAGTAACGGCATGATTAAAAAAATTAAAAATTTAATTTGTAAATTATTTGGTATTAAAGAATGTAAATGTAAAGAGGAGTCTAATTAATGGCTGGATTAAGTGCATCAGGATTAAAAACACAAATAAGAAGTTATACTGAAACAGACTCAAATGTTTTAACAGACGCTGTTTTAGAAAACATTATTTTAAATGCACAGTATAGAATATTTAGAGACGTGCCTATTGATGCAGACAGAAAACAACAATCAGGTAATTTAGTTACAGGTCAAGAAACAATAAATGCTCCAGCTGGGTGTGTATTCATAAGAGGAATACAAGTTTATGATTCTACTTCAGAAATAACTGGTCCTAACGTATGGTTGCAAAAAAAAGATATAACTTATTTACAAGAGTATGTATCCTCGACTGCATCAGCTAAAAGAGGACAACCTAAATATTATGCCATGTTTGGAGGGGGCACAGGAGAGTCTGATACTACATCTGGAAGAATGATGTTTGCTCCAGTCCCTGATACGACCTATAAATTTAGAGTCCATTTTAACGCTGCACCTGCATTATTAGAAAATAATGATACTAATTATATAAGTTTAAACTTTCCAAATGGCTTATTATATTGTTGTTTATCAGAGGCATACAGCTTTTTAAAAGGTCCGATAGATATGTTGACATTATATGAANATAAATATAAACAAGAGGTACAGAAGTTTGCTAACGAGCAAGTTGGTAGAAGACGAAGAGATGACTACACTGATGGCGCTGTTCGTATACCAGTAACCTCAGCAAACCCTTAATAGGAGATAAATTATGGCAATAACATCGGCAGTTTGCACAAGTTTTAAAGTTGAACTTTTAAAAGGAGTTCATAATTTTAGCGCATCAGGTGGAAACACTTTTAAAATAGCTCTTTATACAAGTTCAGCATCTTTAGGGGCTTCTACAACAGCATATTCAACTTCTAACGAAATATCTGGAACAGGATATACAGCTGCAGGCGCAACACTTACAAGTAGCGATCCGGTTGCTGATAGCACAACAGCAGTTTGTGATTTTACTGATGTTAGTTATACAAGTGCAAGTTTTACTGCAAACGGTTGTTTAATATATAACGATTCAGCTTCAGGAGATCCTGCATGTGTGGTTGTAGCATTTGGTGGAGATAAAACCGTAACATCAGGAACTTTTACAATTCAATTCCCTACACCAAACGCAAGTAACGCGATCATACGATTAGCATAAGGAGAAAGTCCTTATGGCCAATACTTGGAACCAATCAGGCACAACCTGGGACACCGGTCGTTGGGGTACAACCGACCCTTTTGTAACTGGTTGGGGTGCAAAAGCATGGAACGATGGTGAGTGGGGTGAATTAAAAGATGAAACAGTTTCTTTAACTGGTCAATCAATAACCTCCTCTGTTGGAGATTTAATTACTTTTCCTGAACAAGGTTGGGGTAGAGATACTTGGAATTTTGAATCTTGGGGTGAATCAAGTTTTACGGTAGAACTAACTGCTCCTGATGCAATTACATCAAACTCAGGTGTTAATGGTTGGGGTAATGCATCTTGGGGAGATAACGGTTGGGGTATGTTTACTTTAAATCCTGCTGATGTAATGGGATTAACAGGAGTATCGGCAACAGGTAGTGTTGGTTCTCCTACAATAATTGGTAACGTATCGTTTTCTTTAACAGGAGTTTCAGCGACTGTATCTGTAGGAAGTTTAGATCCTACACAAGAAATTGTTGGATTAACTGGTCAAGCTTCTACTTCAAGTGTTGGTTCTTTATCCCCTGCTGATGTGATGGGATTAACAGGAGTATCAGCATCTTTTAATGTTGGTAGTATTAGTATTGGATCAAGTCCTGTTATAGATTTAACGGGTCAATCTACAACTTCATCTGTTGGATCAATTTCACCTGCTGATGTAATGGGATTAACAGGAGTTTCATTTACATCTTCTGTTGGATCAATTGCACCTGCAGATGTAATGGGTTTAACAGGTCAATCTGCAACTGTTTCTGTAGCTGGATTTGGAACAGCTTCAGGCTTTGGAATTCAAGCATATCAAGCTATTGACACAGGTTCTAATACAAGTTATACAGACGTAGCAGCGTAATAGGAGATAAAAATTATGGCATCAACATATACACCTTTAGGGGTAGAACTTCAGGCAACTGGTGAAAACGCCGGTACATGGGGGACGAAGACTAATACTAATTTACAAATTCTAGAACAAATTTCTGGTGGATTTACTCAGCAATCAATAGCTGGTGGTGCACAAACAACAACTTTATCTGTTTCTGATGGATCTACAGGAGCAACTTTATCTCACAGAATGATTGAGTTTACAGGTACAATTACAGGAAATCAAATTGTAACAATACCTTTAGATGTTCAAACTTTTTATTTTTTAAGAAATTCTACTTCTGGTGCATACACAGTACAGTTTAAATATGTTTCTGGATCTGGTGATAGTTTTACTTTTTCAGCTACAGATAAAGGAGATCAACTTGTATTTGCTACAGCAAATGATGGAACAAACCCTGATATTATTACGTTAAATTTTGGTGATGTAACTCTTACTGGAACAGAGACTTTAACAAATAAAACTTTAACTTCACCAAAAATTGGAACAAACATTCAAGATACAAACGGAAATGAATTAGTTACTTTAACAGCTACAAGTTCAGCTGTTAATGAAGTCACATACGCAAATGCTGCAACAGGAAACAATCCATCAATTACAGCATCTGGAGACGATACTAACATTGGTATAGACCTTAAGACAAAAGGGTCTGGAGTTATTAAAGCTGAAGATGGTGGTGGAAACGTAGCGGCAGTTAAAATTGCAGGAAAAGAATCCATTTGGGTTCCAGCAGTTGCTATGTACCCTAACACCACTAACGGAGCAGAAGCTGGTCAAGTAGAATTATCGAATGGACCTGAGATTAAAACTTTAGATTTTGACAAAGACTCTGATGAGAATGCTCAGTTTGCTATTGCTTTTCCTAAGTCTTGGAACGAGGGTACAATAACTTTTCAAGCATTTTTTACAGCAGATTCAACAAACACAGGAACTGTATCTTGGGATTTATCCGGAGTTGCTATAGCAGATAATGATTCTTGCAATACTGCTTTTGGCACAGCAGTTGCACCTACAGCAAAAGCACACAGTGGTACAGCAAACGATTTAGACGTTACAGCAGAAAGTGGAGCAGTTACTATAGCTGGGTCCCCTAGCACAGATGAACAAGTGTTTTTTCAAATAGCTAGAGATGTGTCTGAGGACTCTTTAACAGCAGATGCTAAATTACTAGGAGTAAAAATATTTTTCACTACAGATGCTGCTAACGACGCGTAAGGAATATAAAATATGTCTTTTGGATATAGAATATTAGGTTTCGGAGCAGGAGGTGGCAGACCTGAATTTATGGAGGCAACCGGTGGTACGGTAACAACTTCAGGTAATGATAAAATACATACTTTTAATTCATCAGGAACTTTTACAGTAACAACAGGAACAGACTCAACAGATGGCGATAAGGTAAGATATCTGGTAGTTGGTGGAGGCGGTGGAAGCGCAGCCTCTCATGGAGCTGGCGGTGGTGCTGGTGGAATGAGAACTAATTATCCAGGCGACCCTTTAGCAGCCCCTGCAGCCCTTACAGTTGCAGATGGTGATATCACTGTTACCGTTGGAGCTGGTGGACCAAATGGTCCTGACGGTGGTAATAATAATAATGCTAACAAAGGTGGGGATTCAGTTTTTTCAACTATTACAAGCACCGGCGGTGGCGGTGGAGTATCCAACGGACCAAGAAATGGAAACGTAGGTGGATCTGGCGGTGGTGCAGGATATTTTACTAGTGGTTCTGTTGGAGGAGCAGGTAATACACCTCCTGTAAGTCCCTCTCAAGGAAACCCTGGTGGCAATGGTCACCCTCACCCTCCTCACGGCTCAGGCGGTGGTGGTGGTGCTGGTGGTGCTGGTTCACCTAATCATGGTGCTGGTGGTGCTGGAGCACCAAGCAGCATTACTGGATCAAGTGTAAATTACGCTGGTGGCGGCGGTGGCGGCGGAACCGGCGGCGGTGGAACTGGCGGATCTGGAGGCGGAGGAGACGCAAGACCTGTACCTGCTGCACCTGGAGTAGATGGCGGAACTAACCTTGGCGGCGGCGGTGGCGGCGGAGGATCAACTGGAGGNCCTGGTGTTGTAATCATTAGATACAAATTCCAATAATTATTATGNAATATTTTGCACAATTAGGAAATGACAATATCGTATTAAACGTTTGTAGTAGTTTCAGATGAAGATGCCTCTACAGAAGCAGAGGGTCAAAACTTTTTACAACAATCTCAAAAATGGCCTGCAGAACAATGGATTGAATACAGCAAAGATGGAAGTTTTAAAGCGAATGCAGCACAAATTGGATCTACGTGGGATCCAACAAATAATGTTTTTATAGATGCTAAACCATATGAGTCATGGACTTTGAATACTTCAACTTGGCAATGGGAAGCACCTGTTGCTTACCCTAGTCAAAATCCGCCAGAAATAGATGGAGAATCTCCTCCAATATTTTGGGATGAACCTAATTTAGAGTGGTATTCTGTAGATTTAGTTTGGAATCCAAACACATCTTCTTGGGACGCTAATTAACTTTTAAATCAAAACTAATTATTTCTTTAATTTTATCTGTTTTTTCAGGTAGAGTAAAATGTTCAATAAAACTAGGAACTATAACTAATGTTCCTTCTTTGACAGGAGGGACAATAAAAAAACTTTGATCATTCCAAAAACTTTGAAAGGGTTGTTGATAAATAGTTTTTGAATTTTTTTTCTCATTATAGTTTAAATATAAAATACCACTTAAACCTTCATTGCTATGTTTGTGAACAATTATCGAATCGCCTTTTTTGTAATAACAGGACCAAGCTTTACGTAATACCAGGGACTGATTAATTTCTTTGCTA